TCGTTTTACTATATTAACTGTGCCAAATAATAATCGTGTAGTATATTTACCACCACCAGCATACAAATCATCAGGACTTTGTAATTCTAGATCGTACTTGGCTGTATTAAAATTAAAAGCATTAGTAGTATTAGTAGGTATCATTAGCGTTAATTTACCAGACAATGCGTCTATAGTAAACTTATAAACATTAAAGTCTATATTAGATGAGCTAAATACTTGTGTAATATTAGTGTTGGTTTTCCATATGAGTCTAGCACACCAGCCTGTTAAATTGATAGGATTACCATTCTGGTCTTTATATATTAAAGATAATTTAAAAGATGATCCTTGTTCAATAGCAAAGTCGTATTTACTTGCTGCCATATAAATTTTGACCTTTTATTTTGTTTTGTTGTTGGCAGATTATGGGCGTCTAGTATAGACATACACCTTAGATTAAAGTTCATTATGTATATAAAAAAGAAGGGCCAGTAACTTTATTACTGGACCCTTCTAATTTAATAATCAAATACTCTGCGTATTAAAGAGCGCCAAGAAGAACTCTGCGGTTGTCTAGAACGGCAAAGCCTTGTTCTGCCCAACCATAGAAACCAGCTCTCTTTTGACGATGTAGAGTATCGTCTTCGAAAATCTGAACTTGTTCACGAACTGGCATAATGAAACTGTCTCTCTTGCGTAGATCAAGACCAACGACAACTTCACTCTTGCTGCCAGGAAGAGTACCATTAAGAACATTGCTATAGAATAGCTGATATTCTTGGCCTTCTCCAAGCTCATCGAGATCATGAAGATTGACACCGAAAACACGGTTTAAGGTGCCGTCAGCAGCAGTATAGATTTCTCTACGTGTTACTTCGTCAACTTGGTCGATACCCCAATTACGGATATCTTCCATTGCTTCTGGTGAAACGTAAAGATCTGTTAGTAAACCACGGTTATTTGAAGCCGAGTTACCACCGCCATTACGACGCATAACTGTCTTCATTAGACTTACTAGACGCTTGGTAAATAAGCCGTTAGAAGCATCGCTATCGTATACTACGATATTACGATCTACGCCAGCGGCTAATAGGGTGTGCCAACCGTCATCGTTCATCTTCTTTACGAAAGAAGCTTCAAGAACTTCCATCGCACGACCAACAACGTCCCAACGAGCATCACGAGCATACTTTAAGAGATAATCAATTGAAGCGCCAATGTCATAGGTTGGTACCATGACGTAATCGCCTTCAACATGACGCTCTGGAATATAACCGTGATTAGGAACTGTGTAGGCAACGAAATCTTTTTCGGTACCAGGAGCTAGAAAATCAAGAGGAAATTCTGGGGTGGCACTTTGAGCAAGTTGAATTGGCTCGAAGATACCATTAAGAATATCCCCACTTAACAAACCCTGACGAAGAGGAAGCTCTAGAGCTTTTGCAAATTCTGCATTGGCAGCTAGGGCTGTTTCTCTATTTGGTGAACCAGATTTTACTAAAAGTTCGGTAAGCTCTGGTGTTGGCTGAAATACTTTTGTATTACCTGACATTTTTTTCTCCCTTGTTAAAGCTTAAGCAATATTGACTGATAATTTGACATAACCATCAGAATCTTTTGACCCCAAGAAGGTGCCAATTTTTACACTATTTGAGCTTGATGTGCCAATGAGACCACTAGCTCCAACATAGGCATCAACACCAGCAGTGGGAGTAACTCCATTCACTAACATATTTGTAGTTACTTGACCCTGACGAAGCACGGTGACCTTGCCACCTACTTGTACTTCATCTTTGTGCCAATTGATATGCTGTCTTGTTAGATCAAGATTCACAACGTCATTTAATAGTACGCCGAGAGGCTTGGCTCCACTTACGGCTGAAGCATATGCACACACAGCATTTGCATCATCCATAGCAACGCCAGAACCGCTGGTTACGGCAGCAACAACACCGCCTCTTTCGGCAGTAGTGTTCATGAAGAAAGAAATATCTGTTAATAGTTCGATACGATCTGGTTTAAGAGCCATGTTATTCTCCCTTGTTAAGTTTTTTACCTAGTCTAGCACAAACAAATTCAATAAGTTCAGCGCGTGTTGAGTTAACAGATGCTTGTGCATCATCACCAACACTTAAATTACCAACATCTGCAACTTCAACATCTTCAAGAGCTGATGAGTCCACAATGGTTTCAGAAGCCTTCTTCTTTTCCATCATTGTTTCTTCGTCTGTCTTTTCTTCTGTCTTTTTTGGCTCAGTCTTTTTTGCAGCAAAGAGCTGTGTCATTGCTTCAAAAGCTGTATCGCTAAGATCTGAAAACTTTTCTAAAGCTGCTTCCGATGTTTCTTCGTCAAAGCCTAAGCTTGTTAAAGAGGCTTTTCTCTTCATTTTCTTTTCTTTCTTAAGCATTTCTTCTTCTTTGTTCTTATATGCAGCGATAGTTTCATTTGCTGCATCTAATGCTGACTTAAGAGTTTTTGTTTCTTCTTTTTCTGATTCTTCATCTTTCTTCATCTTTTTAGCTATGGTATCTAGTTGAGATTTAAGATCAACTATAGTAGCATCAAGAGCAGCGATGGTTTCATCTTTAATTTTAATTGTATTTTCTAGTTCAGCCGAATTACTAACTACTGTAGTGGCTGATACTTCGGGAGCAGTTTCTGGAGCAGTCTCTGTTGTTTCTACTGTCTCTGGAGTTTCAACGACAGGCGTTGTAACTTCAACTGTTTCTGCTACTTCTTTTTCTAAACTCATAATATTATTCTCCACGTTAGAGGTTAACTGATTGTTAGATACACCTGCGATTATTAAATCGCTACTTTTTTTGGCAAATATTCTGTCCAAAGTATTTTTATTAAAAATAATACTGTCTGGATTAGCGGGTTTTTCAACAAATCCCTTTCCAGAAAAAGTTATATTTCTTAATACTCTACCTATCTTATAATTCTCGTGTTCTCCTAGTCCACCATATGATCTTAAATATTTAGTTAAATATGCTGTATTCTCATTTCTTGCTAATGTTTTATATATTCCGGTAGACTTATCCATTAAACCATAATCAAATCCCTTAAAAAAGCATTCCATACTAACAAACTTTGTACCGGATTCAATTTCAGCAATTAATTTTTCTGCTCTATTTTTTAGTTCTGGACTAGTAAAAGCTCTATAAATTACAGAACCGGTGAGAATATGATATTTTTCTGGTAGATCTTCTAAATTTTCAATTTCTTTGATCAGAATACCGTCTTCTGTTATTGGCCAATTGCCTGTAATATGACCGATAATAAGACTCTCATCATGCTCTAGGTTTGTTGGCTTGTCTTCTGGAGTATTACGAGCTAACCAAACTTCAGCCTTGTCAAATATATCATCATTTTTGTTCCACGAAGATGTTACTAAAATAGATTGAACATAGTATAAATCAGAATCATCTAAAGAAGCTAGTGATTTTAATTTATTAACTTTAGAGATATTGGACAACACGCATGGTTCTGCTATAGAAGCATAAGAAATTGATGCAGAAGCTTGAATGATATTTTCTAGGCCATCTTGGCGTTCTTGCTCAAATATTTGCATTATTTTATACCTCGTTTTCTATAGAAGATGAATACACCATAGAATAAAATGAAGCTTTAGCCTGTTTCTGCTCTTCTACTGTTAATTCTTTATTTAGTTCGACTTTTAGATTTTTAAGCCAATTTAGATAAGCTAGTGTGACTTCGTTTGTATCTAAGGAATGAATGTTAGCAAATATGTTGGATATTTGTTCGTCGTTGACCGATGCAAATGGTTGTATCGCAAATAAAATTTTTGTTTTCACAAGATCTAATTCTTTGGTTTCCTCACTAGATAAACTACGTAAATTTTTCTTATTATAAAATTCTAATAGTGCAGGGTTAATTATCTTAGTAATTTTGTCCTGTGCGTCGTTTGCCCACATTAATAGTGTGGCGCCTGTTTGTGGTCTAAAGACTTTCTCTTTTCTCTTGGTAGTGTCCTTAGAGTTCTTCGGGCGGCCTTGACCGGGTACTCCTGGCAAAGATTCTGGCGAATCTTTTGCCAACTTCGTTGAAGAGCCTGGAGCGGAGGCCTGCTTCATTTCTAGCGCAGATTTTTCGTTACTTTTCTTTTTCTCTAATTCTAAACCAATTTGACTAGGCGCAACTATGCCTGTTTGAAGAGCTATCTTCTTAAGAGAATTTTCTGTTTGGGGATCAAACCAAGGACCAGCTTTATCTACCATTCGCTCACTATTTCTTTCTCTGTGTTCTCTATTAAGTCTGGTCTTCTCCATATCAGGATCAATACCGAATCTGGTTTGTAGTAACTCATCACTGATAACGTTTCGATCAGCTAGTTGTATCAGCAAAGCTTTTTCTGCATCTTCGTTACTAAGATCCATTCTATCAAATTCAATCTTAGCTGGATAACGAAAACCCATAGCTTTTTGTACTAAGACAATTTCTTTTTCCCAAAACTCTACTAAGATATCCCTGCCATACTGTAGTCTTTGAGTTAGGGTTTTTAATGAAATGAAATTATTGGTTGTTCCTGCGGCTCCAAACGTACCAGTAAGAGTAGGAGGAATACCTAGTCCTGCATATATGCTATTCATATGAGGAACATATTTACTTTCTCCTAAAAATTGATGAACATTAGTATTAGATTCGATTAGTTCAATATCTGGTCCCCATACTAAGTCCATTGTTCCGCCGCCTACATTATTGCCTAGAATCTGAGCAAGTTTTGCTGTAGCTGCTTTAGTTGGAGCGATTTTATGTTCTAGACTACCTAGTTTAAAAATACGAATATTAGAAATGGCTCCGTCTAGCGCTGCAAGATCTGCTAATTTTAATTTTTCTATAACATTAATATCGTCCATGATAGCATAAATCATGGGATATGCCCAAGCTTGCCAATCATCTTTTTTATAATGAAAAACTAAAGTTTTATCTTTATCTAATTGATATGGCTTTCTGGATTTTGCCGCTTCTACTATTTGAGGAGGAAGACTATTTACAACGGCTTTTTCTGCGTCTGTTTTAGGATTATTAATAAGCTTACGAAGATGTGCTGGTAAAATTAATTGATAAGTTCTATTATTAGTAAATGAAGCTAGCGCACCAGCAGCAACATCAACAAAAAAAGGATCCATGAACGTATATATCCAAGGAATTTCTCTTTTTTCAACTGATATAGAATCTATTTCTTGTATCTGCAAATCAGGAGCTGCTATAGATTGATATAATCTGTCTGCTACTTTAAGACTAAGCTTACCTGTTTGTCTATTAATAACAACATTACCAGTCTTATAAAGATTATTTAAAAATCTTTCACTACGATCTTTACCTTTAATCTTCTTAAACCAATGTCTATAAAATTTTTCTATTCTTTTGTTTTTGTGAACCAGTCTTATTCCGTGGCTTGCAAAATCACCCATCAAATCTATAACATTTTTTACTAAACCTATTCTCTGATAAATATCTTCTGCTCTGCGTATAATTAATTTAGTATCAGTTGGTACTGCTTCGTCTGGCCTAAAGTAATCATAGTCTGATCTAGTAAGTCCAGGGCGACCAGATGTATTTCTGTCAAGACCAGAATAATCAAGTCCGTATCTTCTCATGGCGCTAGATTTTTGGACTAGCGTATATTCTGACATAGATTCAGAAGATTGTTTTAATGCTTCTTGTTTACTGGCTAAATCGTCACCCCACGCAACATAGGCTTGTTCATCTATTGCTTGGGCATCTTGGATAGCGTCACTTTTAGGATATTTTTTAGCCATATTTTTAATTGTATTGCATTTGAATTGTAATTTGATTATTTATTTTATAATACACTTTTATCTATAAATGCCCGTATAAATATCATTATCATTAGCGGAAGAGGTAAACCACTCTGGTCCTTTATACATACTGCCAGATTGTTTACCCACATCTCGGGCATTAGCTCCAATAATATCATATTGAGCTGGTTGTAAAGATCTATTGATTTGTCTTGCTATCATATTCGCTATGACTAAAGCACTATATCTATCTTTTCTTAAACGACCCCTTTTACCATTTGGCAACTTTACTTCTGGAGTATCCCATCTGTCTCTGCCTCCAGAACCTGTGCTAGTTTGAGTCATTACAATAGTGGTCAATTCATTTTTAAGTTCTTCAATCTCGATAATACATTCGCTTAGATTATCATAAATAGGATTTAAATCACTCTCTAAAATATCTTTACCTTCTTTATCTAAAGCTAATCCTATAGTTAAAGAATCAAATCTGGGAAATAGTAAGATTTTATCTTCTAAATCTTTACGTAATCCATGATTTGCCTGAGCGGTCCAGTCTGCCTTCGCAAATTGTACTAATTGTAAAATATGTAAACCGGGCTGAGAATCGGTGTCTTTAACTTTGCTATAGTCAATGATGGGCCATATTAAATGTTCTCCTTCTTCAAGCTTGCTAGGATCGTGTAGGGCTTCTTCTATCGCAACTCCACCACCCTGAGCATCCATACCTATATGGACACAAGGAAAAGTTTTCATAAGATTTCGTATTTTTCTAGCACAGAAACCATAGAAATCAAACTCTTTAACCAATCCTGTTTTTTGTCTTTCTTTAAAATTAGTTCTATTAGTAGTCCAACAATATACAATACGATTGTGGTCAGGATGTACTTCTAGAACAACAATACTAAAATTATCTTGTTCACTAGCAGGATCGATTCCATAAACATATTGTAAAGAACCGTTACCAGCAGTTATTGCATCAAATATGATTGGTTTGCTGTTAATTACAACAGGACTAGAATCATTAGCTACGCAGCTTTCAATAAGACTTCTCTTAAAAAATCCGTCGCTGTCGGCTGTAAAACACGCGGCATATTCCATGTTATATATACCTGTATGAATTGTAGCTTTAGCTCTGCTGACTTGTTTATCATCCATGAATCCTTTAGGTATTAATTCATACGGTATTCTGATAATGCTATAGTCTTGCCAGTTAAAATTACTAGGAACTTCACCCTTAAAAATTTCTTCTAGTGTTCTAACGTCTCCTTTGCTTTCTATAATAGCTTTATATCGTCTCCAATACTGAGCAAAGTGTTTGAAGCTATAATCAGCTGTACCAGAGATAATAGCTTGATTACCCATTTTATCATTTAAGGATTCTAATTCTTCATTCCATAATCCAGCTTTTGTCATAGCTGCTTTTTTAGCGGCTTCTTTAACGTTTTTAATAGGACTAGCAGAAACCGCAGCGAATCCAGAAACTACAGTTTCATAAATATCCGGTGATATAGATGCAAATTCGTCAGCAATAATAATATGTGCTCTTAATCCTCGGATTTTACTGCCATCACCCATAGGTACAGCTATCGTCCAGCTATCTCCAAGACGGATGGTACATCTATCAACGTCTCGTCGTGGGCCATCATCATTACCATTGAAAATACTTCTTAATATTGGACTACTGCGCCAAATAGTTTCCATATATTCAAAAATAATTTTGCTCTGTCTAAATGCTGCTCCCACTATAACTATTTTGGTACCAGGATAAAAAATGCATCTTAAAACAGAATATAAAGCTAAAAGAAATGATTTACCCCAACCACGACTAGCTATATACATGGGAAATGGTCTGTCCCAAAACTCTCTTAGAATAGCAATCTGGATAGGATGTAATTCGATATTAAATAATAGCTTGCAAGTAGATCCTATGTATTTGGGATCTCTTAACAGTCTTAATAGATGAAAATCTGGATGTTCAATATCAAACTTGCTCCTATGAATCATAGGATTATTAGGAATGATAATTTCAGATAGATCTCCAAGATCTAACCAAGCATCTTCAAATATTTTCTTTTGGTTGTCCTTCAATTTCGTATACCTTTTTCATGATGGATAGAGCCATGCGTTCAGCATTAGAAGGAGATCCGCAAAATAGTACTTTAATATTAAAGAACACTTGTAACTCTACTAAATGTTTAATAATAAAATTAGGTGATATTTTAAGCTTATCCCACATCCTCTTAGGAACATTAGAGCCCACAGGATAAGATAACACATTGTCAAAATCAAATTCAAGTAATAAAAATGAATATTTATATTGAGCCATACGTCCCACAACATCTTTAAATCGTTTTTCTGTGATATTATTGGCTATCTCGCTAACACTCTTTTTTCTTTCTATACAAAGAGTATTCTCTAGTCCACGCACAGAGTAATCGCCAGTATCTAATTTTTCACAAGATACAACATGATGATCAAAGGACCACGGCTGTTGTTCTCTGGTATCTACGATTATATGAAAATTATTGTAGTCTATCATTGCTTAATATCTTTAAAAAAGTTGCTGCATATATCTCTTCCATACCCTTAATAAGATCATGATGATATTTACACAATGTTATTCCATTACCTATTTCAAATCTTAATCCCGGAAACTGAGCCCAGGTTTTAATATGATGAGCATTTAGTTTGCGTTTAAGATTACATCCTGGCCAACGACACTTATAATGATCTCTTTTATAAACTCCTTCTCTCCATTTTTTATATTGAGGATCTTGAAAATTTCTAAACATTGTTAATATCGTGATCTACCATGTCTGAAATTAAATTTTCAAACGATATTGATGGAACCCAATTTAATATCTTGCGAGCCTTGGTGGAATCGCCCCTAAGATAATCTACTTCGGCCGGTCTGTATAAATCATGATTAACCACAACATGGTTTTCATAGTTTAAACCAGCGTATTTGAAAGCCTTGTTTAAAAACTCATAAACAGAATGTGTAGTACCAGTAGCTACCACATAATCTTCTGGCACACTCTTTTGTAGCATCAGATGCATAGCTCTAATATAATCTTTAGCATGGCCCCAGTCTCTATGAGCGTCTAGATTACCTAGTTGTAATGGTTCACTAACTTCGTTTCGTTTTAATCTGCCAATATACTTGGTAATTTTACGAGTAACAAAGTTTTCTCCCCGTCGTGGACTTTCATGATTAAATAAGATGCCAGAGCAAGCAAATATGTCGTAGGCTTTTCGGTATATTTCTACCATATGATAACTAGCTAATTTTGCTACGCCATAAGGACTCTGAGGAAGCATCGGAGTATTTTCATCTTGATACTTTTCCCCGTCTCGCATCGTATAATTACGCCCAAACATTTCACTAGTACTAGCTTGATAAAACTTAGTAGTAGAACAATAATTTCTGATACTTTCCAGAATGTTAACTACTCCTACAGCATTAATTTCAAAGGTTGTTGTTGGTTGGCTAAAACTTGTACCAACATGGCTTTGTGCTGCTAGATTATAAAACTCATCCGGCTTGTATTGAGATATAACTCTGGAACAACCTGAAGGATCGGTAAGATCGAATTCTTCTAGTTTAAAATGAGGATGATTAAGTATAGATTTAATTTTAGTTAAATTTAAATTGCTTGATCGTCGATGTAATCCTACCACAGTATAATTTTTTTCTATCAAATATTCTGCTAGGTATGATCCGTCTTGTCCTGTGACGCCGGTTACTAAAGCTACTTTCATACGTTGTCCTCGGTATCTTTTTGTGTGACACTTTCTGCTGTTAGGAATGGGCTATCAAGTCCTCCGTCAGCATATTGATGATATCCTGTTAATTTTTCCATAACTTTATCTGTGGCCAAAGCTAAAATTTCTAATTCACGACCTTCTCGTTCTCGTACTTGTTCGTCTTCTAACATACGAATTAAACCCACCCAGCTACTTTTACCATCTTCGATTCTTTTAATTCTTTGCTCTCGTGTAGCTTTTAGGTCCTTGCTAATTTTTTGTTGTTCATTTAAAAGCTTGGTATATTCATTAGTATAATTAGCAATACTATTACGAGCAAAACTTAATTGAGTTTCCCAGTTGGCTAATTTGGCTATGTCTCTTTCAGTTTCAGACTTGGCATATTCGTTGTCTACAATTTTTTGTAATTTTTCAGTTTCGCTAATGTGTCGTTTGCGCTCTTTCATGCTTCGGTTAATTAAAATATCAATAGTAATAAATTGTTTAATCTGAAGTTCTTCGGCGGGTAGAACATCTTCCCTAAACTGTTTAACTAAATTAATCCACGTAGCTTCAAAATATTCTAATTCTCCACTGTCTTCATCAAATTGTCTTTTAATTTCCCCCCAGAAATTTTTAGAATGTAATTTTTGCCGCAATATTTTATCGTCTATTAATTCTTCATCGGACAATAATAGTTTTTCTTCGGTAATGTATCGTTCAACAGGGGCCACCGAACGATTTAAATGGTCTGCTATATTTTCTACGCTTAAAGAGCTTACGTTGTCTCTTATAAATTTTTCTTCGTCTAAACTTAATTGACCTCTTTTTTTAGGTCCTTTAGTACTCATAACCATGGTCCTGTAAGATTTGAGCTATAACAGATTGAAGTTTGTTCATGTCACTTTTATAGATCTTTTCTCCATACTTTAATCGTAAATATGTTTCTCTATATTGTGCAGGAATGTGCTGGTCTAATAGGTCTATTATTTGTTGATTGAAAACACTATCGGGAATATCGGCTGATTTATGATTTGTGGGGTGGGAATCTTTAAGGTCTTCTATGCCAACGGGTTTCATAATATTTTTTTTGGTGGAATTTCTGGTTTCCCATGCTAGGTATAGTTCACAATCTAGTTTGTTATTAAAGTCTAAGCATTGACTGGTGGAATTTTTACAATGAGGGTCATAAAGTGGACAACTTAAACAGGGCTTGTCAGGCCTTTGGTAGTTATCTCTTTTATAGTTAAAAAGCCTATTTCTAACGTGGGTCCATAGAAAATTTTCTAGTGGTCTGGTGTTGTCATACTTTTGTAAGCCTTCTAGGGCAAATATGGCGGCTTGTTGCCTCATATCTTCAAAACTATGATAACCAAATTTAAATTTGTGACCTAGTCTTTTACTAATGTTGTCTAAAACAGCTAAAAATTCGTCTTCTGAAACACCATTAGGCAGAGTGGCCGGGGTTTTGGGGGACTTCTTGATTTTCTTGGTCATATAATAATTGAGCTATGCTTTTTCCTTCTGGAAGAGATAAGTCTTGTTCAATATGTAGATCAACGCCGGAGGCTTTTACTTCCAAAATAGAGTCAATAATGTTAAAATCAGAATTAGTCATTTTTTCTCCTTGCGCGAAACTTGTCAACCACTAGTATAATAGAGTTCTTACACTTTTAGTCAACTTTATTTAAGAAAGTGATAACATGGCAACTTATAAAAAATGGTCAAATACCGAAACTGACTTTATCCAAAATAACCATAACGTATTGTGTGACGAAGTATTAGCTCAAAAACTCAGCCAGATTACGGGCGAAAATATAACAACCGCTATGGTTCGTAGACAACGACGCAAGCTGGCTTTAAAGAAGCCAAGGGGCAGACCATCAAAGAATAAATTAGCATCATCTCAGGAGTCGGATACTGTTGCTAATGCTTGATAGGCTGATGGTGCAGGGGATTGGGGCGATCTTATATTAAATAGATTCGATAGTATCAAAAGTAAGAAAGGCTGCTAGAATCAACTAGTGGCCTTTTTTATTATCTTTAAGGGGGAAACTGGCTATTAAACTGGCCAATTAGTTTTGGTGGTGCCTACTTCTTTTAGACCACCGCGGGTTTTTAAGCGAGATTCATTTTACCCATCTTAAAATGAAAAAACCCCCTAAGTACTTGTGGCATATAGACTTAGGGCATATTTGCCCCCAAAAATTTGATGTAAGTGCTTATGTGGCAAGACTTTACGACAAGTTTTTCACCATACTAGGTGTCCATTGTGGGTGTCTAAAAAAATTTCTTGACGTAAACCCTTGTGAGATAATGACTTAGGAAAAATTCAAAAATATTTTTAAGTTTGTATTTGACTTTTGACGATTATCTAGGTATAATTAGAGCATAAGAAAGAAAGAAAGAGAAAGAGAAAAGATGTATAACGTGAAAATGAAGATTGTTCAAGAAATCATTGGCCTTCGTTACGAGTTGGATAACTACCGTAATGACCATGATTGGGTTATGGTTCGCAAGATTCGATTGGAAATCGCAAAACTGGAAGATATGCTTTCGGAAACCTATTGACTTGCTCTCTTAGAATCCATATACTACAACTAACCAAAGGAAAAAGAAATGTATCCGATTATCAAAAACGCAAAGAAGCAAGCACGTATGGTTTTCTTGGGAATCGCAATCCCGACTGAAGTGAAGA